GGTGGCGTTGGCGGAGGGGGCGCCATGGGAGGCGGAGGTCTTGGTGCTGGTTCGGGCGGCGGCGGCGGCATGAGGGCTGGCCCCGGCGATGCGCCTACGGGCGGACCCTCTCCCAGAGGATCGGGAGGCGGTTCTGGGGGCATCACGGCCCCGGCAGGCACGGCGATCACGAAAACAGGCTTGGCGACCGTCACCACGCCGAGCGGCAAGAAATTCCAGGTGGATGCGAGGTACGCCGAGAATTTCAAAGGTTTTCTGAGCGACTACGAGAAGGCGGGCGGTGTTCTCGGTCCTGATACCGGATCACTCGGCTTTCGTCCCAGAAACGCCAGCGGGCACCCGATCGGCGCCGCAATTGATGTAAATCAAGTCGGTTACGGTGTCCGCTCGCGGCGTGGAACAACGCTGCCGGCCGACGTCGAGGACACCATTGCGGCAAAATGGGGAATGGTTTCCGGGCATCAATGGAGAAAGCCTGACACTGGGCATTTCGGTATTCGCAGCTTTGAGGCTGCGAGGCAGGCGCTGATAAAGAATGGCGTTGCGCCCGATAAGGCAACGGAGATCGCAGCAGCAAGCAGCGCCGAACGCAGTTCGCCGGGAAGTTGGTATTCACAGCATCATGGCAAGTTCAATTGGAGCGACCGGGGCGACCGGCCGGGCTCAAATGCGCTTGGCGTGCCGGATTCTCAACAGGGGATCGCGCTGCCATCAAAGCGCACCCTCGGTAAGTATTTCGATGTGACGGCACCAAACGGGCAAACCTATCGGCTGCAACAAACCGATATCGGCCCGGCGGCGAAAACTGACCGCACCATCGATATCTCGGCAGCCGCCGCCGAGCAAATGGGCTACTCACCGCGTAATTTTCCGACCGATAGGGGACTCTTCAAATATCGGCCCGCAAGCGACGACCGCTCGGCGCTTGGCGGCGAGATGACTCACCGTGTCGAAGGCACCGGCTCGATCGATGTCAATGTCAGCGCGCCGCCTGGCACCGCCGTCAAATCGAAGTTCGGTGGCTTGTTCAAGAAGCACGCTGTGAACCGGCAGACCCAGATGGCGCCCGCACAAAGCGGTCCCGAAACCGGCGCCGTCCCGGAGTAAAACGAAATGGCCCTCGCGTCTAAGATCGGCACCATTCGGGATGTTCACAACGCGTGGCGCGATAATCTACTGCCCGCGATGTATGACGGTGTGCCGTTTTTCGTCGACGCGGGCGCGCGCGAAAGCGGGCGTCGTACCGTCGTGCACGAATTTCCCAAGCGCGACGTGCCCTACGCTGAAGATATGGGTCGCCGCGCGATCGAGTACACGGTTCGCGGCTATGTCGTGGCGTTCATGTCCGACACGAAAGCCGTAAGCGATCCGGCGCGTCCCGATTATATGGCGCAGCTCTATATGAGGGATTACCGGATCACCCGCGACCGTCTTCAGATGCGGCTCGATACCGGGGGCGAAGGTGTCTTGCAATTGCCCTATATGGCACGCGCCAGTGAAGGAGCGCCCCTGCAATTGACCGCGGTATGCTCAAGGTACCGTATGACCGAGGAGGACAAGCTCGGCGGCTACGTGGTGTTCGACATGACGTTTGTTGAGTTCGGGCAAGTCACCGGCTCGCCGGTCGTCTCGAACGCGCAGCTTCTGGCGCAAGCCAACGCCACCAATCAAGTGATCAGCAATAACCTCAACGCCGAGACGGTGCCTTAGATGTTCAAGGGCGACGCGCAGGAGGCGGTGCCGATCGTCGACGCGGTGATGACGGAAATCCTTTTGCATACGCCATCGCAAGGACGCACCGGTTTCCTGCTTCGCGAGGCCGTCAACGCCTTTCGGGTCGACGCCATGGCGCTGATGATGGCGAACAACGCCGCTGACTCTTTGCTGAACATCTTCACGCTCGCCCAGGTGTTCGCGTTGCCCGAGATGGAGTCCGTTAGGCTCGTTGCGGCGGCGCAGAATGCGGTATCGGTCGGCGCGATCCTGATTCGCGATTCGATGGTTCAATATGCGTTGGTGGCCGAGGGCGTCATCATCGCCAACATGCCGTTTACCAGTCGCGACGAGGTCGAGGTTTTACAGCCAATGATAAGCGCGGCCTACGGGCCAGCCGAGGAGGCGGCAGCCGACGCGATCGACGCGGCGATGTATCAGGCGCTGATCGGCATGCACGCGGCGGTCACGCACTTTCTCACCAACACGGCGCAGCCGCTGCCGATGATGCTGAGCTTCAGGTTTGCAACACCGCTCCCCACGCTTGTTGCGGCCTACAAGCTTTATTCCGATGCGTCACGCGCCGACGATCTGCGGGCGCAAAACAGCGTCGTGCATCCGGCGTTCATGCTGCCGGTCGGCAGGGCACTATCACAGTGAACGTTCATGCCGATTTATCCAAATCCGTTTGAGATCGCCGAGATCAGGACGAAAGTTGGAAATTTCAAGGACTGGGAATCGGTGTGGGTGCAGCACCGCTGGGCAGACGGCTGGGCGCTGTTTCGTTTCACGGCGGCGGAATTCTCGCCGATGCCGATCACCTGGAGCGGATTGAAATTTCTGCCGGGCGACACGGTCGATATCTATCTCGGCGGCCAACCCGCGTTGCTCAACGGCCTCATTGTCGACAGGCAGGTCGCCTACGACGCGACGTCGCACGCGGTCGAGTTGTCGGGCCGCAGCACGTCGTGGAAAGCGGTCGAGTCCAGCATCGATCAGCCGCCCGGCGATTTCGATAACATGAGCTTTGTAGAGATCGCCAACCAGATACTGGCGCCTTATGGCATCACGCCGAAAATCATCGGGCAGCCCAACCCGCGGCCATTCAAGAACGTGCAGAACCAGAAGGGTGAGAAAATCTGGGATTTCCTGGAGGGCCTCGCGCGCCCGCGCGGCATTGTGCTCGGCAGCGATCTATATGGAAATGTCCTGATCATCGGCGACCACACTTTTGCGCCGTCCGGCGATCTGGTCGAGGGGCGAAACATCCTCAAACTTCAATGTACCATCTCGATCCGCAACATGTACGGCATCTACGGCGTAGCCTCCCAGTCCCAGAATGCCGACGATCAGTCGCCCACGGCGGCGAACGAGCAGGAAGCCCACGTCGACGGGCAGCACCCGCAAGCGCCGAAAAACATCCTGTCGCCTTCGCCCATCCCGACCAAGACCCTCGATGAGCTGCAAGAGATGGCGCACAACGAGGCCAAGTGGAGCGACGGCACCTTCATCGAGGCGACCATCACGACGCCGGGCTGGTTCCGGCCCGGCACCACGAGCCTGTGGGAAGCTGGGCAGATCGTCGAGGTTTATTCGCCGATGGCGCCGCTCAATACGCCGATGAAGGTCCGCAACGTCACGTTCACGCAGGACCGCCAGAGCGTCACGCTGACGACGCTCGATCTCAATATCCCGTGGATGCTCAACGATAAGATCACGGGCGTCACCGGGTTGATTCCGCCGCCCGGGACGCCGCCAGACCAGAGCCCGCTGACACTGGGATCGCCGCCCCCGAAACCGTCAGGAGGTCATTGATGCACCGCGCGACACCGCTCAACGTCGCCTTCCGGGCTTACTCGGCAGGCGGCGCGCGCACCGCCATCACGTCGATCGACGACACCAAGCTGATGCAGCAAACCGGCGCCAACTTCATGAAAGGCGAAAGCCGGAAAAATATAGAGAGTCCGCAAAACTACGGTTTCACTTCGGTGAACATGCCGCCCGACACCGCCGGAAGCGCCGAAAGCATCGTGAGCTTCATCGGCGGCTCGCGGTCGCTTCCCATCATGGGTCCGACCGACGACCGGCGTTACCGGCTCTACAGCCTGAAGCCGGGTGACGTGGGTGTTTTTGATCATTTGCAGCATCAGTTACATTTCAACAGCGATGGCATCTTCATTACCGGACGCACCGACAAGAAGATGAAATTCCAGTTGGCTGATCCGCCGCAGCAGGGCGGACAGCAAGGCGGTGCGGCTCCCAGTCAGCGCGATACGGCAGGCGGCTCAAGCAGCAGTTCGTCCAGCGGCGACCAGCAAACGAAAGGTCAGAAGCAACGCTACGACAAGCCGACCAAGCAATATCTTGAAATAAACAAGGACACGACCAACCTCGTTCACGACCAGACGATCAATTACAAGACCGGCGTGCACAACTTTCAGCCGCCGTCATCAGCGACGACGAGATCGGGCAGTCCGCTGGTTCAGATTTTCGGCGACAAGTTCACGGCCGGGCTGGGTTATTTCATGAAGCAGGTAACGGCAGCGCCGCCGACCTCGCCGATGCATCTAGCGACCAAGGGGTACATCGACTCGATTTTCCAGGCGCTCAACATCACGATTCCCGCGCTTCCAACACTGCCGATGCCGCCATTGCCGCCAGGCGTGACGTTGCCGCCCGGTATCACATTGCCCTTGCCGGGAAAAGCATCTGTTGAACCACCGATGCCGGAGCTGGAAGCACGAATATCGGCGCTCGAACGCCGCGTCGCCGAACTGGAACGCAGGGCCTAGCTATGCCTGATATCAGGCTAGTCCAGCACTTCAATTTCCCCAACGACGTCGCCATCGACTGGTGGCTGCTCAACAACGGCACGCTCGACCAGAGCCAAGCGTTGGCGACCGCCGTCATCATGGCGCTCGGCACCAACCGGCTGGCGCTGCCGAGCGATATTTTGCCGGACCCGGATTCGTCCGACCGCCAGGGCTGGTGGGGCGATCTCGACGCCCAGGAAATCTGGAACGGGTGGCCGGTCGGCTCGCGGCTATGGCTGCTGCGGCGAAGCAAGATCACCGGCCCGGAGGCGCGCCAGGGCGCCACGACGACAATGGTCGAGCACTACATCCGGGAAGCCCTGCAACCGTTCATCGAATTAAAGATCGCTTCGTCGATGTTCGTCGAGGCCAGCCGCGCCGGGATCAATCGCATCGATGCGCTGGTGCAGCTCTATCGCGGGCCCATGCTGGCCGTCGATCTTCGCTATCAGGTTCTGTGGGATGAGCTGCCGGTCGCCATCCCGGTCAATCCCTATTCGGCGCCGCAGGCGCGGATCGCCAGCAGATAAAGCGGGAGGCTCTCATCCCCTGGACAACGCCGACCCTCAAAGCGACGCGGCAGCAAGTGCGCGACGCCATTGCGGCGAGCCTGCCGGGCGCCGACGCATCGGTGCCGAACTCGGTGCTGCGGGTGATCTCCGATGCCCAGGGCGGCTTGTGCCACGAGAATCTGCAATACATCGATTGGCTGGCGCTGCAACTGCTGCCCGACACCGCGGAAACCGAATGGCTCGACCGCCACGGCGACATCTGGCTCGTCAATGCGGACGGCACCACGGGCCGCAAGAACGCGACGCTGGCGAGCGGCACTGCGAGCTTTCAGGGGATCCTCGGCGGCACCGTCATCCCGGCGAACACCGCACTGGTGAGCGGTGCATCGACGCCCGGCGACGCGAACAGCTTCGTCAGCTTCGAAACGATCGGTGCCATTACCACGTCGGCGTCGGCCCCGACGATCGGCAACATCCGGGCGATTGATCCCGGCACGATCGGCAATCTGCCGGATGGCTCGACCCTGACGCTGTACGTCCCTGGCGTCAGCTCGGTCGCCACGGTCGTCAGTGTCACGGGCGGCACCGATGCGGAAACCGACGATCAGCTACGCTCCCGGATTCTGCATCGCATCCAGAATCCCGCGATGGGCGGCGCGCAGGCCGATTACGTCACCTGGGCGCTGGCGTGCGCAGGCGTTACCCGCGCCTGGGCGGCGCCCGAGCAGGGCGTCGGCACCATCACGGTGAGATTTCTGATGGACGATCTGCGCGCCAGCGACGACGGCTGGCCAACGTCCGGCGATGTGCAGGCGGTCGCCGACTACATCGACAAGATGCGGCCGGTCACCGTGAAAGACTGCTATGTGGTCGCGCCGATCAAGCAGTTCATCGACATCACGATCGCCAACCTCGATCCCGACACTGCCGAGGTGCAGGCCGAGGTGCAGAGCGCCGTCGAGGCGATGCTGTTCGAGAAGGCCGCGCCGGGCCAGACGATTTACGCGGCCTGGGTTTCCTACGCCATCATGTCGGCGTCGAGCATCAACTCGTTTCAACTGGTGACGACGGCAGATTACGTGATGCCGTCGCTCGGCCACATGGCGGTCTTGGAGACGATTCTTTACACATGAACGCACTCGATTTCTGGGCCGTGCCGTCGCCGCCTGACCGGCACATCCGCCGCTCGGGCGCCGATTACGCCGTCGCCTTCCTGTCACTGCTGCCGCACGGCCCGGCGTGGTCGCGCGATCCGTCGAGCGTGCTGGTGCAGGCGTGCAACGGATTGAGCGACTACTGGGGCTTCGTCGACGGCCGCGCCGCCGACCTGTTGGAACGCGAGAGCGACCCGCGCCAGACCATCGAGCTACTGCCCGACTGGGAACGCAACTGGGGACTGCCGGACCCATGCTACGCCGAGCCGCAGACGATCGGCCAGCGCCAACTCGCGCTCGTCATGCGGATGACGATGATCGGCGCGCAGTCGCGCGAGTTCTTCATCCAGCTTGCCGCGATGATCGGGTACACGATCACCATTACGGAGTATCGGACTTTCGTGGTCGGCATGGACCGCTGTGGCGACAATCGGGTGTATGGCGACGGCTCGGACCCGATGTACAACGAGTGGGGCCAGCCAATCAAAAATCCGAACGGACAGAATGTCGCCGGGGGCGAACTATCGGAATATCCATATTACGGGCTCGGCCCGGAAACCAACCGCTTCTACTGGACCGTACATGTCCATCTCGCCGCGCTGACGTGGTTCCGCGTCACCAAGGGGCAAACCGGCGTCGACCCGCATTTGCGTATTGGTCTCGCGACCGATCTCGAATGCCTGTTGAACCGCTGGAAGCCCGCGCACACGCAAATCATTTTCGATTATTCGAACATCGGAAAGCCCAGTGACCCAATGGCAGGCACACCATGAAATACGAGCAACCGTTTGGCGTTTCCGATCCGAATTCTTCGTACATAAACGGCAACCCGTCGACCGGGACCATGGGATCTATCCCGCCCGCCGCCTCGATCGAGAACCCGCAGCGCGAAATCGTCAATCTGATCACGGATGTCGGAGCGGTGACGCCGACTGCAGCCGATCTGCACCAGCTCGGCAAGAGCGTGCAGACGGGGCGGCTGAACTACGGCGTCGACATCGGCGTGGTCAACGCAGCGATCGTGCCGCTGGTGCCGGTCCCAGACGCTTACTACGACGGCATGCTGGTTCGCTTCAAGGCGAGGTTTGCGCCGACCGCAGCGACCACGCTGGATGCCGGAAGAGGGGCGCGAAGCGTCGTCAAATCCGGCGGCGCGCCGCTGCAAGGCTCGGAATGGTCGATCGGCGACATCATCACGGTGACCTACGAGGCGACATCGTCGCACTGGCAATTGCCGCCTTCGCCTTATGCGATGCTTTATGCTCCTAAGGACTTATATGTCAACGGCGGGACTGGCAGCGACAGCAACGACGGACTGACCGCGGGGACCGCTTTCAAAACGCTACAAAAAGCACAAAACACGACAAGTCTTTATAACCTCAATGGTTACAGCATTACGGTTCATGTCGCTGACGGCGTTTATTCGAATGCAGCTTCGCCGGGGTCGCCTCTCATTTGCGGCATAAACAACGGGTCCGGCTCGATAAACTACGTCGGCAATGTTGCGAACCCGGCAGCCGTTCTAATTACAAGCAGTGCCGGCGCGGCTGTCATGGTTGCGGGAGCGGGCGCAGTCGTCTCGCTTGACGGCTTTAAACTTACCTCGACTGGCAATGCTGCCGGCTGGACCGGAGCAGGCGTCGATGTTTTTGCAGGCGGCAACTGCACCATCAAGACTATCAATTTTGGTCCGTGCGTTGATGCACAGATCACGCTCGATGGTGCGGCTCAGGCTGGTTATGTCGGACCAATAACTATTTCAGGCAGCGCTTCGTCGCACATTTATTGTGGGCAGAATTCCTATCTCAGGCAACCCACGGTCGCACCGACCTTGAACATCACAACGCCGGTCACCTTCTCGGGGGCTTTCATCTATGTCGTAGTCGGGGCCGTCAGCTTTACGGTATTTTCGGCGATTAGCGGGTTTGCAAACGTATCTGGGCCAAAATTCGCGGCCTTGCTCAATGGCGTCATCAATAGCAATGGCAGTGGCGTTAATTACTATCCGGGCA